GAACCACTCAAAGGAACATATCCAAGGTCATCAGAAATTGATTGTGCCTTTGAACTCAGGGCATAGTTGAGTGCGTTGCGGATGGCAACAGCATTAGCACCATTACCAGTCTTATATGCAAGAACCCAAGTCAGAGTTGAAATTGGATATGCAGTTGCACCAGCAGGATTTGGATTTTCACCTGCAAGGTTTGCATCCAGTTTGATACCGTTCAATGCAGCAGAACCAGAAGCAGCGGTGGGAAGAACAAACTTGCCTGCCTTATTTTGAATTGCTGCTGCCTGGAGTTTGTTTGCTTTTACAAATCCAGTGTTCACATAACCAATAGAACCTGGAGTTTGTCGGATACTACCAGCAACACCCTCATTACCTTTAGCACCAATACCAGTAGGCCACTTTACAGACTTACCTACACCCGCATTCCATCCACCAAAAGCATCTAGAGAATTAGTGAATGCATAGGTAGTTCCAGAACCATCTGCACGATATACAGTACGAATAGGACCAGCAGCACATCCAAGTGCTTTCCAATCCTTAATGCGACCAGCAAAAATATCTACAGTTTGCTTCTGGGTCAGTTTCAGAGTGCATCCAGGTTTGTTATAAGCAATAGCAATCGTTCCACCCACCATAGGAATTTGAACGACACCACGCTTCACTTTGGCGGCGTCTGCTGAACTGATTGGTTCGTCGCTTGCTCCAAAGTTAACTGTGCCCGCAATAAATTGACGAACACCAGCACCAGAACCAACGGACTGATAATTAACCCTATTCCCAGTAGTTCGTGCATAATCTTGGAACCATCGTTGATAAATTGGTGCAGGGAAGGTAGCACCAGCACCATTGAGAATAGGTCCAGCAAGTGCAGTGGTAGGAGCAAGAGCAAGACCGAGTGTAGCAATGTGTTTGAGTTTCATAAAAATTAAAAACTTCTTTGTAATTGTACTCGATTAAGTTTAAGAGAAAGTTAAATGTCACCAAACACCAAAAAACCTCCCCGAAAGGAGGTTTAGAGGTATCAGGATATTATCAGAACCTGAAACTGGTCTGAATCACACCACCGTAGTTAGAAGATGCGTTCTTAAATGCCTGATTATTGGAGACATAGAAGATTGCAGGGGTGATGCTGATGTTATCACTAACCTTGTAACGATAGAAGGCTTCCCACATCAGAGCATCCTTACTCAGGGTAGGTGCATTGCCAGGTTGACCGATGGCGAAACCAGAGGCATTACCCTTAGCAAACACATCGCTCCACTGAACGCCTGCCATCCAAGTCTGAGAGTTGGTTGCAGCATTAGGAGTTGCAGGACCACTCACATAGTTCCAACCATAAGCAGCACTCACAGAAGGAATAATACCAGAGGTCTTAGGTTGCCAGTAAGCATTCAGAGCATAACCGTTGGAGGTTTGGTTAGCGGCAAGAGTACCAGCATTACCAGCAACACCATTAAAGGTACGAACGCGAGTGCCTTCAGTACCATTACGATAACCAAATGCGATACCGTACTGAGGAGCACGATAACCGAACTGTGCCAGAGTATTCAGAGCACCAGAGGCATCAAATTCACCTTTGGTAGAATCAGAACCGTTCTGAGCAACATAGTTCAGGTTAGCAACGAAACCTTTCTTACCTGCTTGTGCCCACTGAGCACCGAAACCAGAACCAGTTGCCTTGTTGTAGACACCAGGAGCACCAGCAACAGCAAAGAAGTCAAGAACATCCGACTTATAAGCAGTAGGAATCCATGCCATCTCAGTGTTCCGAACCAGAGCACCAGCAGTCAGGGTTACGCCCTTAGCAAGTGCTGGGAAACTGTAGTACAGACGATCAAGATTGACTTGGTTCGCATAAGATTCTGCCTTATCCAGTTTGAACAGAGAAGAGGAAGAACCGAAAGGTTGCGAAGAGAAGTTACCAGAACGCAGACGAGTGCGAAGCAGGTCCTTACCAGTGAACGAAGTGTCAAAATTCAGACGAAGATCGTAGTTAAATGCAGTGTTGCCAACGTTAGAATTGTTAGCAAGACGAGCACCTTCTACGCCACCAAGAACAAAGGTTGCTTCACCCTTGAGTTTGGTTGTGGTAGAGAACTGAGTTGCCTGAAGTTGACCAACCTGAGTTTCCAGTTTAGCAACACGACCACGAATGACAGTGAGTTCATTAGAGAACTCATTCATCAGACGAGAAAGTTCATCAGTAACTTCAGTTACACGATCAAGGCAAGCATTCAGAAGTGCTGCTGCCTCAAAACGGGTCATTGACTTACCACCACCATAGGTGCCATCTGGATAACCAGCAACACATCCATAACGCTCAACAAGATTATTGAGTGCCTGATATGCCCAATCAGTGGGCTTTACATCAGACAATTGAGTGATACTCGAAACCTGCTCAGAAGAAGTGTATTGGTTGACTGCTGCCATATTAAGGTCTGCCGCATTCGCAGCAACAGGAGCAACCATTCCCAGAGCAACAGGTGCAAGCATCAGTTGTTTGAGTTTCATAAAAATGTTTTATGTACTATAGGACAAATGAGGTTTTGTAGATAAAACCTCAGTATTTAGAGAGTCTTAAGCAAATCTTAAGATGGAAGTATCTTACAGCACTTTTGGTCTTATGTCAACTAAGATTTGGTTAAGAAGCGGATTAGGGGATTCGAACCCCTGACGAACTGCTTGGAAGGCAGCCATTCTACCACTGAATTAAATCCGCAATGGTGGGGATTTACCCAGCCTCAGGTTTCCCTTCACAGGCACGGAACCCCACGCACTTCACTTCACACGGACATGAGAAGTATAAGACATAATAAAAATTATGTCAAGCCCCCGACAAGATTCGAACTTGCGACCAGCGGTTTACAAAACCGCTGCTCTACCACTGAGCTACAGAGGCAAATGAGTAGTGAGTGCCCACCACTCGCGGAAGACACTCTCCGCAACTAGCGGGGGTGATCAAATCCCCGACCTAAGAAATCTTAGGATTTAGTAAGGAAGACCCGAATATTTCCAGACCTTCCGACTGGGGCGGCAGGGATCGAACCTGCGACCTAGATGTTAACAGCATCCCGCTACTACCGCTGAGCTACACCCCAATATTTGTTTTTATGTGTAAGGGAAAGGAGAGCTCTTGGACGGAACCGCAGGATCACTTTCCCAGTGGAGAATAGCAGAATCGAACTGCTAATAAGTGCTTGCAAAGCACCCGTTATACCGTTTAACTAATTCCCCAAATTGGAGGCGGGGGGTGGAGTTGAACCACCTACCTGAAGCTTATGAGACTTCTGTGCAACCATTACACTTCCCCACGATGAAGGGTTAAGTGTGATACACCTCATCAGGATGTAACAGGGACTCAACCTCCAACAATTTATATATTAAGGTATTTCCAAGAGTTTGTCAATACCTTTGAACCAGTTTAAAAAGTGTCCTACTGAAAGAGATATTCTTTCCATTCAGAAACTTTTGTTTTCTGAAGATCCAAAACTACTCGACTAATTGGAGATTCTGGAGTCTTTTGTAAAACCATATTGGTTTCTTTAAGAAGTTTATCTCCTTTTTTAAGATTACAATCTGTGCAGCAAGCAACCAAATTTTCCCAAGTATCTTGACCACCTTTAGAACGAGGAATTACATGGTCGATTGTAAGATCATTTTTAGATCCACAATACTGACATTCATAATCATCCCGTTTATATATCAGTGCTCTCGTTGGGTAATTAGATTTTCCATAGGAAAATGGAAGTTTCACATAATTTACCAAACGAATAATTCTCTTGGAAATGAGTTTTGCCTTTTGTTTAAAGAGCAAAACAATTGCACGTTTCCAATTAGTAAAGTGTAGTGGTTCGTAAGAACTATTCAGAACTAGTACAATCGAATGTGGTTCTACTAATTCCATTTTCCTATCACACCTCTATTGATATTTAGATTTAAAATGGCACCCTGAGAGGGATTTGAACCCCCGACTTCTTCGTTCGTAGCGAAGCACTCTTCCACTGAGTTACCAGGGCGTGGCGAAGGGTGAGGGATTCGAACCCCCATCGCAAGGTTTTGGAGACCTGCATCTTACCATTAGACCAACCCAACAAGGTGTCCGTGAGAGGATTCGAACCTCCAACACCTACCCCCTCAAGGTAGTGCCTCTTCCATTGGGCTACACGGACTTAGTTCCAGAACTAGGATTCGAACCTAGATGAACGCCTTCAAAGGGCGGTGTCCTGCCAGTTAGACGATTCTGGAATAGGAGTTCAGGGTGGGATTCGAACCCACGATGATAGAAGTTTTGCAGACTTCCGCATTCGACCACTCTGCCACCTGAACAAAGAGCCCTCAGTGAGAATCAAACTCACGACCTCATTCTTACCAAGAATGCGTTCTATCACTGAACTATGAGGGCGGGGTGACGTATGGGAATTGAACCCATCTGGGCGGTTCCACAAACCGCTGCCTTACCACTAGGATAACGTCACATAGCAGTAGGTGGATTTGAACCACCGTCCATAGGAATATGAGTCCCGTACTCTACCAGACTGAGCTATACTGCCAAGGCGGAAGATGTTGGATTCGAACCAACGGAGGTTTTACCCTCACGGTTTAGCAAACCGCTGCATTAACCGCTCTGCCAATCTTCCATATCGTAGGTGTATCATTTGAGAGGATTTGAACCTCCATTGCCGCCCTCCAAAACGCAAGTGCTATGGCGGAGTGTTACCGTTACACTACAAATGATATCCTTACGTTGCTTACTCCTAGATTCTACTCATCAGATTTACTTGTTGGACCTAATCGTTGGAATACTCGCTGCGTTCAACTTATTACCCTGTCTCGACTTGAACGAGACTGTTTTCTATAGCCTTTGCGTTTGTTAGTAATAAGCATACTGACAGGTTTCTTTTACCTTTCAGTTTTCCGTTCAACCCAACTTTGGAATAAAGTTTGGGCAAGTGGAACCGACAAGATTTGAACTTGTGACCGCACCCTTATCAGGGGTGTGCTCTACCACTGAGCTACGATTCCATCAAGGTAGGAGTCGATATCAACAACCTACCAGTTTCAGTTTTCGGACTGAAAAACCTATCACTAACCAACCGAAGTTTCATAACGGAGGAAGTGAATCTCCGTGACCATAAAGGTCAAGAGGGAACAATCGGATTTGAACCGATAACACCATGATCTTCAATCATGTGCTCTACCAATTGGAGCTATGTTCCCAAGTCCAGATGAAAGGATTTGAACCTCCGACTTCTCCGCCCCAAACGGAGCGCTCTACCAAACTGAGCTACACCTGGTTGGTATTCCTGAAGGGATTTGAACCCTCGTTTCCGCCTTGAAAGGGCAGCGTCCTAACCATTAGACGACAGGAACATGATGAGAAAGACACCCCACACGAAGTCACTTATGGATTACGCTTCGTAGCCTTATGAATCCTGCCATCATCCGATGGTGGTTAGAATGTCTTTCCCCAATTCCAGTTCTTGCTACGTCATTCCTTACCTAACTGGCAACATTCAGGATGACGTGCTACAACCACCAAGGAGGGACACTCCATCGGCAGCGTAGCAACGACCCTAACGGGATTCGAACCCGTGATACCACCGTGACAGGGTAGCGTGATAGACCACTTCACTATAGGGTCAAGAGCACAATCCACTACCAATGGTATCATTGGGCAGATTATGCAGTGAGAGAAGAGGGAATTGCACCCCCAACGGTTCTTATGTAACGCTTTTACAGAGCGCCGCCACACATATCTAATAGTAGCCTTTCTCCCAGATAGGTTCAATTGAGTTACGGCACTGAAGAGCATTAGATCTCCCCCAAGAGTCCGTTTCAAGAGAACCTAATGGGACATCTCGGATTCGAACCGAGGACTAACCGGTTAAAAGCCGGATACTCTACCGCTGAGTTAATGTCCCACATAATATGGATAAATATTCGGTTGTCTAGGTTCTTGGTCTCTCGACCACTTGGCTAATGTACCACCGTTTGGTCTCTGGGGAGGGACTGGTGGACACTTAGGAAACTGTCACAGACAATAAAAAAGGGGAGGAAACTTTTGGTTTCTCTCCCCTTCTTTTGCTTTTATGAATTAAACATCTTACATATGTCTATCCATATCCGCAAACAGGGGAGCACCCTCAATATGCCAATAACGGCAATCAAGAATGGTAAACTGTTTGGGCATTGGGTAAGACATTGTTTTCGACCTAAGTGTTATTATTTATAAGACTTTTTTGTTAAAAAGTCAAGCGCCTCAGGCAGGATTCGAACCTGCGGCCAACCGCTTAGAAGGCGGATGCTCTAGTCCACTGAGCTACTGAGGCATATTTGGTATGTAGTTATTATAGTGGGGGAAGGGTTTTCTGTCAACCCCTCCCTCCTATTTAATTGTTAAACTTCTACCTTGATCAGACGGGATGCATAATCATGAGCATACGAAGTGCGAGCACCATGATGCCCCCAACCAATCCAACTATACGCATAGTCCATGTAACGATTGATGGATTTACCAGGAGTTTTCATCCTGTCCTCAATTTCTTTCCATTGGACTTCATTCGTAAGATAACGAAGTTGCGTGTGAAGTGTTGATGGCGAACCACCAAACCTCTTAGCAAAATCACCCAATCCATAATAACGATTGGCAGATGTCCATTGAATCAGTCCGTAACCGCCACCGCAGTTACTCCAACTGGTTCTGCTACCACCTTCACAAATGTTAGGAATAAAAGTTGATTCCTGACGAATATTACCCATAATGGTAGCAAGGGCGTTTCTGTCTTTAATACCACGATCCTGGAAATATGCCAGGGTAGCATTCTCATGTTCATTACACCCTTTACAAATAAGCCTTTTCTCTTTTGACTTTTCTGGTGCAACCTCGCGGATTGCTGTCTTTGATGTAGGCTCCTCCTGAATAATACTGAAAGGTGGTTGTTTTGGACCTTCAACAGGTGGAGGAGGAAACACTTGGGGCAGTGTTGCCGTTGTGGTTGTAACCATTGCTGCGAGAGGAACGGCTACTGTAAAGAAATTTTGCATTAACTCCGATTGAACTCTACATCCGTATAGGAAAAGCGCACTTCCCCTTTCTCAAGGGGCAGATCCCACGGCTCTAATTTCACACTCAAACTCTCATAATAAAAAACCCACATAAGTGGGCTGTTTTCATTATAAGTTAATATTTAGTTTTTTGCAAGCTAGTCACATACTAAGGTTTAGAATCTCTTCACGAAATTCTGCATAAACCGCACAAGCATTCAAGTAATCTCCCATTTCTGCGAGATAATGAAGTCGGTCAATAACACTATCCTTCAGATCTTCAACGTTGTCAATGAGCTGATGTTCCATGAAAGTAATCCTTCCTGTAGTAACGACCAAGTACGTTGCTATTGTAGTACCGAGGTTCCCCTGTGTCAAGGGCCTCTGTCAGGACATTATTTAGGAACAACTGACGGGTTTCCTCATAGTTTGTTTTACCTACAGAATCATGTAGGGAGATTATGAATCTTCTGAACCTATCTTTTCCGTATTTTTTGATGTCTTCTTTAAGCTCTGGACAGGATCCATAATACTTTTTCCAATCAGATTCCTGTTTAGATCTTCTAGTTGCACCCTTCTTCTTTCTGAAACTCCAGAAATATTTTCTCCCAAAGTAACTCCGATTATTTTCAAGGCAGTCAATACGATAAACAAAACCAAAATGATCCTGAATATGATCTGACTCAAAAACCTCTCCATTATAGAGCCAAGGGTTTTCATAGCTCATAAAGCTCTTAGAATTATATGAGCCTTATTTATCCTTTGAACCCGGACAGAGTTATTTTACCAATAAAAAAGGGGGTAGTCAACCCCCAGAGTTATATTTTAATTGTTCTCAACGAACATTAGCACGATACCATTTCTCAAAATCCTCTCTACGCTTGTCACCTCTTGGTGGCATAGGAGTTTTTTCTCCACGAACCTTTTCATACTTCTTATCTTCTTTTTCATGACCTTCTGGATTCTCACGAGCTCTTTGAGCTTCTGAGAGTTCAAGTTCCTGAGCATAAATCTCAGCAACTTCTTCCCAAGTATAATCAGAAAGATCATAACCTTCTTCAATGAGTTCGTCAACCCAGGCTTCTAAATCTTCCTGGCGAAGTTTCTTTCTTCTTTGTTTCTCCATTTGCTTTGGAGAAAGATTAGCACCTTTTCCACGATTAGCAGAAGGATCCCATCTTGGACCTGGTTCAAATTCTATTCCCTTCTTACCAGCAAACATTTTGATGCGTGCTCTTGTACCATCATCTGTTTTTGATGATTCATCAATTACCTTTTGAATCCACTTCTCCATCTTCTCATTGATGTCAACTTCTTCTTTTGTCATTTTCTTTCTGGCAGCCTTAACCAGTTTTCTTAAGGGTTTTCTGGTAGCTTCTCTACTATCTCTTGATTGTTGCTTAACAACGGACTCAAGATCATCTTCATCATCATCCTCATCATCCATGTCACCAAGATGATATCCATGTCTCTGAGACATTGTACCACCCTTGTCTTTTCTCTTTTCACTATCAGCAGGATGTCCTGATTGCATTGGGCCATGATCCTTTGAACCAGCCTTGTAACCAGGATGACCCTTGCCTCCAGTGAGTTCCATGATGATGGATTCTCTCCACTCTTCACTCATGTTTGCCATCATTACGAGTGCATTCTCTTCGGTCTCTGCATATCCTTCATCTAGAAGGTGACCTTTGACGAGATCAAAGATGTCAACACCAGCAGAAAGGTTTGTACCTTTCTTAGCGAGGTCAAATGCGGTCTTGGTGGTTGATGGTGCAGGAGCCTTAGGTGCAGGTAGGGAGGACTTCATATCCTTCATAAGAGGATTTGTAGTTGCACTGGTTCCTCTTGTGCGATCTCTCTCTGCCTTTGCAGCAGCAAGTTTTGGATTTGCTTTTGCCCACTGATCCATTGCAGATCCTGCGGGTTTTGCAGCAGGAGTTGCGGGTGGTTTTGCACCAGATGGTTTTGGAACTGATCCACCAGCAGGAGTTGGTTTTGCAGCAGCAGTAGGAGCAGGTTTTGCAGCTGGGGTAGGAGTTGGTTTTGCAGCAGCAGGAGCAGCGGGTTTTGGTGTTGCTGGTTTTGCAGCAGCAGGAGAGGGTTTTGCAGCAGGCGCAGCAGGTTTAATTACTCCACCACCTCTAACATTTCTATTTCTTGTTATTGGAGCTTCCGGTTTTCTTCCTGCAGCATTTCCATAAAGAAGAGTATTACCTAAAGCAGCTCTATTTTTTGCAACATTAGCATCATAAGCCGCTCTAGCTTTTGGATCTGTAGGAGCACCACGCTCCATAAGTTGCTCTACATCCTCTTCTACAACTTCCTCTGAGAGAACCTCAGGGGTCTCGTAAACATGGGAATAGGCCTCCATGAGACCCTTGATTTCTTCTGCTCTCATTTTTCTACGATAAAGGGCTTGTTATATTGTTATTTATTTATCTTCAGGTTTCCAAAAACAATCAGTTCCTTCAAAAACTGGAGAACACATTCTCATTGGTGGTGCAAGTTTCTTACAATCCTCTGAGTAACATAAGGACTCATTATTTTCTTCTTCAATGTATTGCGGCTTATATTTTTTGTCCGATTCTACAATGATGCGATCATATTCTTTTGTCACATCTTTTATAGCCTTATCAACATCTCTACCGACTCTGCGGTTTACTTTGTCAGGATCTTGTAGTATAATCTCATTAAGAATACCTTGCGGGAAATACTTTCTTTGAATTTCATCCAATAAGTCCCAAAGTCCATGTTCCGATACTCCTGTACATTGTGAAAGTGTTGTGATAATTGTTGATACTACAATTCCAACTATAATTAATTGTTTCTTATCTGGTTTTTTATTACCGAATTGAAAATTAAATTGCATTATTTAAAATCATCTTACTACTAGTTATATGCATCAATAAATATAAAAATAGAGAAGGACTGAGGAAAATTAATGTCTAGACTCGGGATCAACACTGGTAACAATCCTAATGATGGTCAGGGCGATCCATTGAGAGTTGCAATGGGTAAAATCAATAGCAACTTTTTAGAACTTTATAGTACCTTAGGAGATGGTTTTACATTATCCAGTTACGTAACAACTGCAGGAATTTCCACTCTCGCTCAAGGTTTAACTGGAAATCCAAGAATTAATGTTAGTGGTATTTTAAATACTGGAATTACAACCACAGAACACATTGAAGTAAGAAATATAACATCAACTGGAGTTGTTACTGCAACTCAATTTGTCGGTGATGGGTCTCAACTCACTAATGTTACTGCACTTGTTGGTGGATTAGAAGTATTGGATAATAATGTTAGAAAGGGTGTTGCGAGAGAACTTAATTTTGGTGATAACATAGAGTCAACTGGCCCAGATGGAGTGGGAAGGGTAACTATTTCAGTTTCTTCAAGTATTGGAAGTAGTTCATTTACTGGTGCGGCTTCAACAATTACCACCACTCAGATCTCTAATTGGAATACTGCATATAGTTGGGGTAATCATGCTTCTGCTGGATACTTGACAAATGTTAATATCTCTGCAGGTGCAAACATAGCCGTAGTAGAAACCTCTGAAGGAAATTTTATTATTACTGCAACTTCTTCAGGTAGTGTTGGATCTGCAGGAACTTGGGCAGTTAATGCATCGGGTATTCATACATCTAAAAATGTTGGTATTGGAACCACTGTTGCGAGTTCCGCTCTAACAGTAGAAGGTGATGGTAGATTCAGTGGAGTCGTTACTGCAACAAGATTTGAGAGTACTTCTTCAGGAACTCCAACAATTGATTCTCCAAATAACTTAAATATTAATGCAATTAATGTTGCAATAAGCACCGATATAACTATAGGCAGAGACGCTTATGTTGGTGTAAATACATCAAGTGGTCTTGTACTAACTTCACCAAATGGAACTCAATATAGATTAGTAGTTGACAATTCAGGAAACCTCAGCACAGTTTTAGTACCGTAAAATGACTCTCAAAAAATATACAATTAAAGTAACAGAAGAACAATATTGGCAGGAGATTCATGATCTTCTGTGTACTACAACTTCATGTGAACATATTCCCGACAGAGATGTATCTTGTTTCAATGAAATGGATCATAGTCCAACTAGAGGAACTTTTGTTCTTCATGGACATGAAGCGGAAAGTTTAAAGAATCATCCATATATTGAATGGATTGAACTAGATCCATCCGAATATCCAGAAGAATATCCAAAACCATCACACTATATTAAAAGATGGGGAAAAAATGTAAAAGTTTATAGAGATCTTGATATTAATGCTCCAGTGTCAACGGGAGCAACCGTTGGTGAGTTGAATAGAACTGGTTGGCAAATCGTAAGAAGTGGAATAAGAACTAATACAGAAGCTTGGGGAACTACAACGGGAAATCCTGTAGCTATTCTGAGTGATGCAAGTTACAGTTTAACAGGAAAAAATGTAGATGTAATTATTCATGACTCTGGAGTTCTTCAATATCATCCAGAGTTCATGGATGAAAATGGGCAATCCAGAGTTAGGGATATTGTTTTAGATGGCCCATATTATATTGACCCAGATTATTTTGATAATGTAATTCCTGCAGTTAAGTATACAAAACCTGATGGTAGAGTTGGAATTGCAACTACTTCTGCAAGAGATTGGTGGATAAATTCTTCAAAAAGATCTGCTGGATTTTCTACCATAGGTACTGTATCGGTCCCCACTAACTACACGGTTCCAAATTGTCTAGGAACGGATTTGATTGGAAGTAACACCATAGGCAATGGTCATGGAACAGCTTGTGCATCATTGACTGCTGGAAAAAATCTTGGACTTGCATTTGAAGCTAATATTTGGAACATGTCTGGTATTGGAGATCCAACTTCAATTACTATTGAACAAAATTATGATTTAATGAAAATATTTCATCTATACAAACCAATCAATCCGGAAACAGGAAGAAAAAATCCAACAGTTGTAAACGGAAGTTGGGGATATCAAGCTGCGTTTTTATCCAATAGTACAGTAACTTATAGATTTAGGGGAACTACTGGAACATTTCTTGGTAATGCATCAGTCACAGATCAAGTAACTGCAATGAAGAGTGGATTGAATAATCAAGTTTCTGGTGCATTCGAATCATGGTCTTCATCATCCAGATCTTTATCGACTGATGAAGCTGGAAAAGAAATGATGGATGTTGGAGTAATTTATGTCGCTGCTGCTGGAAATAATAATCAAAGATTGGGTGTTGGGTCTACCGATCCAGATAAATTAAACTATATGTCAGATAATTATTTTGGAACTACTGATCCGAGATCACATTTCCCATCGAATTGTGTTCCATGCAATCATAGAGATTGGATGAATCCACAAGGCATTGGATTCAGTTCCACAACTGATGCAGAATTCCATCCCGTCATTTGTGTTGGTGCTATGGATGAGTATATTCTACTTGGGAATGAGGAGTATGCTGCAATCTACGGTGAAAGAAAAGCATCATACTCCAACAATGGACCTGGAATTGATGTGTGGTCTCCTGCAGATGAAACATTTGCTGCAGGAACAAATGGAGTATCTGGATATGTTGATTATCAGAGATATGATAATTCCAATTTTTATGATTGTTATTTTAACGGAACTAGTGCAGCATCACCTGTTGCTTGTGGATTAGTTGCACTTTATCTTGAATCAGACCCCACAGCATCATCAAGAAAGGTCAAATCTTGGTTGAAGAAACATGGATCTGTTGGAGTATCAACCCTTCAATATGCAGATCAATACCCAGATGATACTACAACTACTTATTGGACTGGTTCTTTTAATATGAGAGATGCTGAGAGAAGAATACTTTATAATCCTTTTGCAAATGATACAAAACCAACTATCAGTGGCATTCAAATAACAGGAGTCAACATAAAAATTTAACCACCAAAACTAAATAATTCAAAAGCACCAAATGTATGCCAAGAGAGTGGAACACTCCAAAGAGGGAGTGTTGGAATGCTCCTATCCACCAAATACTGAAGGCAATAGACAATCATACCCGTCTCTGGTTAGAGACGGGCGATTATTGGCATGAAGATCAAGCAAATATATTAAGACAATATTTACGAGATTTGAAAACCTGGATTCATAACCAAGAATGTCGTTAAGATATCCAGAGTTTACCTTCGGCTTTTCTTCTTCTAAGTAATCCTGTTTCTACACTGCTACCAGGATTACGATAAAGTTCTAACGTTTTTGGAACCTCATTCCATTTTTTTTCTCTAAGAATTCTGGTTATGGTATTAAAACCGGAACTCCCGTAAAAACTAGCACCAAGATTATAAGCAAAAGATAAAAGAGTTCCTTGTTGATTTTCATTCATCTCATTCCAATAAGGGATCTTTTGTAAGGCAGGAAGAAACTCACGACGAAGTTGAAAATACAAAAGATCGTCTGCTTCTTCTTGTGTAATTGTATTTCCAATCATAAAACGAGATCCATCTTTTCTACGAGTACTTCCCCATCCAATAGTAATAGGAAGTCCACCAGTAAGGGGATCATAATAAGCCTTAAGATGACATCCCTCAAATTCTTTAATTAATTCAATACCTGGTTCTGGAATACCCTCAAAAGTTGGTTCTATTTTTTGATTACGATATCTTCTTGCAAATTCATCGAGAATTTCTTTATGAACTGATGCTTGAAGAAAACTCCAAGCATCATTTTGATGTGGAAGATCCTTATGATTTTTTACTGCGTCAATAAACTTAATAGTCATGAAAAAATACGCCCCCAACCATCATTACCTGCAGGGCACCATCTGCGAGAGAGATCTGAACGCTTGTAGACCGCGCCTTTACCGTTGGACACGGCACCAGTATACCCGTCATTGAGGCTGCCGTAGGGGTCATTGACGACATAATCGCCTGCAGGGGTCTTACCGATCACTACAACCATGTGGCCACCAGTAGGTGCAGATAAAGGGCCACGATGGAGAATCCCAATAACAATGGGTTTGTTGTTAGATAGTTCACGATCAAGATCGTTAAAAGTAAGATTGTAACTGAAACGTGAAGACACACCATAATCTTGTAGAACACGGGTTTGAACCCCATGATCTGTTGTATCACCAATTGCGAATACTTTTTGAATATAAGCATCATCGCCTTTTGGTCCTTTTAATGTGCCTGGTTTAAAGTACTCAAGACACATCGCACAAGCAGAAGAGTTGCAAGTCCTATTTGCATCTCTATAATTATCTGTCTGTGGATAAAACGGAACGTCAAGAATATTATTTTTTGGTGGTTGAACTTTAGTTCTATATATCTTCACCCATTCTGCACTATCATCAAGAAACAATCCAGGTAAAGTATCTTCAAGAATCTGGACTGCCCTTACATGGTTAGGGTTTTTATCATCGTAAAATTTAAAAAAGTTGTGAAGATCAATTTTCATGACTACAATATATAAGTAAACTTATAGAATTTTTTATTATTTATGTTTAAAAAAAGGTTATTTATAAAAGGAAATTTCAGACCTCTTTATACTATGTCTATTCCAAAATATTGTGATCAAATATGGTATAAAGATAATCCAGACAAAAATATAGAAATTGCAAAAACCATTTTAGAACAACACAACATAAAAGTATTTGTGTATGAAGAGGATTCTGGTACAAGAGCCCATTCTGTAGTCGGAATGCCACAAGTGTTCTTAAATAAAAGACATAGGTTTTGGATCGACCCATATAAGGTATCTCTTGAAACCAGGAGAAGTGGGCGAATGTCTACAAGCAATCCAATGGGTGTTATTTATCATGAAATTGCTCATACAAAAGATCGATATAATTTATCAAGATCAAGAAAAGACAATTTACAGTGGAAAGATTTATCCGATATAGAAGTTGCCGGAAGAGTTAGTAAGTATGCAACAATGAACCCAGTAGAGTTTGTTGCAGAAGTATACGCTGCCCTAAAAACAGGGCGTAGATTTGATTATCAAGTTATGAAGTTGTATATGCAAGAATCTGGTCGGAATTGTCAACGAGTAAAATCTCTTAATTCTGGAAAATTAGATTCCACCCACTCCACAGCAGATGCAATTAAAGGATAAGACATAGATTTTTCTGTCTCCACAATTCCATAATTATTATGAACTTCTATTATAGAAGACCTATTAGGGTAGGTTATAGGATCTCCTTGACCATTTATTCTTGCAGATTTCACATCTATTTTAGTAAATCTTAAATCGGGTTCACCACTTAAACCAAAGTATCCTATAACTTTTGAAGCAGTTGTTTGGGGATCTAAAAATAAATCATTAGAACGAATAAAATATGCATCCATTGATAACGCTAAATTAACTTGCTTTACCCATGCAGCAGCAAAAAATTGAGTTGAACCATTATACTCATCTTCACCCACATATTGTTTAATTGTGAATGCCCTATTGGTAAGCCAATCTTTATCCAGTGCCCTATACTTTAATAAATGTTGAGATAATGGTCTGTAAAGAAATACTTTTGGGCCTGAAGAAATATGGTGAAAAATTGTAAGAGATGGAAATTTAACAATTGCACCGTCTCTTGCTTCTGGAATTGGATCTCCATTTTCCCAAAAATCTCTACACCAATTTGGTTCGGCAAAAGATGGAGCAACACTAGATAATAAAGATGTTAGTAGTGTCGATCCACAACGGGCAGTATGGTAAATTGATCGTATGGTATACATAGGTTAAATTATAAGATTTTAGATTTAGGTTGACCCAAAGCAAATTGGGTTATTGCATATCTTCCTCTACCAGACCAATAATCGTTTTCAGCAATTTTAACACGCTTTACTGCATGATCAACATAACTTGGCATAAAGATTGCAGTATTATTTAATGCCTTAAATTCATAATCATATTCTTCAAAATAAAGTTCTCCACCTTCAAAAGATTTTGGTTCTTTGTGTAGATAAAAAAACATTAAATATTCTTGGGAAGAATCAGTATGAGTTTGATATTCATCGCCATCATGATAATAACGAAGTTTTGTAGAGATTTCAGAAAGATTTCGTGCTCTTGTAAAACATTTCCATTTATCTGCTGCATTTTTTCCCAAGGTTCTTGTGACATCAGTAATAATGCTGATTATATCAGATACCTGAGGTCTGGCATAAATTGCCTCTAGAATCGCAGCTCTACTATTAGTATATCCTCCCAATCCACCAGCGCCGTGATCAATCCCAGGTCGATTAAGTTTTTCTGGTGAAGAGAGAAAACGAACTTCTTGCCATATCAAATCCAGTTCATCAGAAGATAAAACATTTTTAACAGTTATGTGTTTGAATGGTTCTTCATGAAATGTTAGTTCCATACGAATTCATCACCAATAAAGACATCATTTTCTCTATCGTATTTACCACCGATGATGGCATATTCTCCACGAAAATTTGCATTGATGCTAGTTTGAACATACTTGCAATTAGATCCACAAATTCCTTCTAGATATGCAATTCCTTTGGATTCGTTTTCAGTACCATCAGGTTCCAAAATTACATCGTTGTCAACAACTACAACATTAATTACTTGATCATTTTCATCAAGTTGTGCAAAGTGTGCCATAAGATTAACCTGTATAAACAAAAGTACCAGTACCAGTAAAACTGTGAAAAAAATAATTGGTTCCACCTACGGTTCCAGTATAAGTAGAACCCCCTGTTCCTCTCGATGTTGAACCAAGATAACGAACGATAACTAGACCAGACCCTCCAGATGCATTCCATGAAGTATCGGTAAAATTTGCTTGAGCTCCAACCCCAGAATTTGCCAATCCTGGTGTAACCGAATTTCCATTTGCACAAGATCCACTATTAAATAAAGCACCACCACCCCCAGATGCAAGCCAAAAATTAGAACCACCATCAAATGTAGACCTATTATATCCAGATCCGCCAACTCCTGAAACAGTATTGTTGGATCCAGTTCCTCCTCCTGCACCTTTACCCCCACCTCCACCAGAAGAAAATAAAGCAGAATTTCCACCATTATTACCTTGTCCAGAAGTTCCAGATTTACCAGATGTAGTTGAATTCCTATATGCATGTCCACCAGCACCTGATCCACCTGTACCAGTGGAAAAATGATAACCAGAACCTCCCCCAGTGACACCACCTATATTAGAACCATTGGGAAATGTTCCTACAAGAGTATTTCCCCCAGCTCCCGTCCCAGATCCAGCACCACCAATAGTCAAATAAATTGTATTATTTGGTTGCATTAGATATGAATTGATAATATTAAGTCCACCTGCTCCGCCTCCTCCACCGGGTTGATACACTGGTAATATGACATCATCATCAGCAATATCAGCAGTACGAAGTGATGATGTTCCACCACCCCCCGCTACCATGAGAATATCAATTTGTAGTAGTCCTGATACAAAAAATGATTGTATAATAGACATATTAAGATAACCCCGCTCCAAATATTACAAAAGTATTAGATCCAACGCAAAGGACAGTACAAACACCTCTAGCTGACAAAGTTCTATTTCCTGTTGCTCCAGTTCCCGCCAAATACATGGTTACTGAACCACCCTGAGTAATAGTTTGATTGCCTGATGAATTATTATATATAGACACTGCATCACCAGCACTGAATATGCCAGAGTTAACTGTAACTCCACCAGTGGTGATAGATATATGCTTTCCAACATCCGTTGCAGCAAGAATATATGCGGAGGTTTGAGCATTTTGTGGAACATCCCTTACATTACCAATACTATCATTTACAGTAGTTGCAGTTACAACACCGACTGATATTCCATTTGATGTACTATTACCTCTATTGGTAACAGAGTTTAAAGTATCAGTTTCAGTATAAGAAGTTAGATAAGTATTAGAATCAACGGAACCATCAGCTTTTAAGAACTGACTTGAAGTTCCACCAGATTTAATAAATCCAGAAGCACCGATTGTTCCACCAGCAGACACATAACCAGTTAAACTAATATTACCACTATTATCAAGAACAGTAAAAGCATTATTCAATGAAGAATCTAAATTACCTCCCAATAACAATCTTCCACCATAATCGACAATTATTTTTTTATCGTATAAATTTACATTAGGTGTAGATATTGTAAATATTTCAGCACTAGCGGATGTTGTGGTATTGATGATATCAATACCAGCATCAGTTCCAATAGAACTACCAAGTACCATTCTTCCAAAAGAACTGATTGAAACATATTCATTTCCGCCAACTAATGGTCTAATACTAATTCCATCTCGATGTGTTGTGATACCAGAAATATCTAATTTTTTACAAAATAATATCTCTCCAGTTACGGTAGTAATACCGGAGAATGTAGCGCCACCTGTTACATTAATTCCATTTGGGCCAATAGTTGTTACTCCAGCTACTCTTAGTTCATCACCAATAGTAACATCGGTACTAATAGCGACTGTTATAGCATTGATATTTAAGTTGTTTGGGGAATCAATAGTTGGAGTTCCTGCAGAGTCACTTTCAAATCTAGATGCAGTTACGATACCACTGAATCTCGCATCACCTTCTACAGTTAGAGTAGAACCCGCAACAGTAGTTCCAATACCAACACCAGTTTCAGTTACTCTGATTTTTTCGTTTTCAATTAAAGTATCGCCAACAAAGAATGATAGGTGTTTGTTTGCAGCTGCAACTCCAATGGATAGATTGGAATCGGAAGTATATAAGTATGCATCAAGAGCACCACTAATTGTCCAAGAGGATGTTGAGAATCCACTATTATTGATACCTATATTAATAAAGTTTGAAGAATCATCTCCAATATCTGCAGTAATAACTAAGTCACCAGAAGCACTCGGAGCAGAAAGAGAATTTCTAATATTAACTTGACCATATCCATCAACGCTCGAAGTGAGATCTGCGATGGCATTTTCTAGTCCAGATGTGATTGTTGCGCCTACACCACTAACAGTTAATCTGTAAGGTGGGTTACCTGCAGTGCTTCCAATACCTATAGAGTCATTGATTGCAACTCCATTTTGGAATGTTTGAAGTTTTAGAACACTATTGTAATATAACTCTACGCCGGCATCAACATTAAATGCAGCCATTAATCCAGCACTTGGGCTGCCAGCATATCTTCTAAATTGAATACCTATTCCGTCATCTCGGATGACTAAGTTGTTTGTGCTAAAATTATCAATATAACTATTCAACCCATCATTAAAGATTTGGAGTTCAGCGTTATCTCCAAAAATTGCAGCTCTACTATCTTTAATATAAACGTTATTTGTAAAAGTAGAAAATCCTGATACAAAAACATCACCATAAACACTTAGGTCTGCTGGTGGATTCGTGGTTCCTATACCAACATTAGAAAGTGTGTGAATACCAGCAGATGTTGATACCCAATAGGATTCTTCACCTCCACCTGCTGCACCAGTAATTGTAGCAATGCCGGAAGAATAAGATACTGATAGATTGTCTCCAAAATTAATTGTTGAGGCAGTTCCTACTATAGAATTATCATCTCTAATTTCAACCCCAGATCCAGTAGCAACTACTCCCGTAATCCCAGAACCATCACCAATAAATTGTGTAGCGGTAACAACACCACTAAATCTTCCGTCGCCTTCTATAGTTAATGCAGAACTTGCAACTGTAGTCCCTACTCCAACACCACCAGAACTTATTATAATGTCTCCAGGAGCAGTTAAAGTTGCATCAGGTTTAAATCTCCATATCTTATCACCACCAGATAATATAGTTACTTCACTATCACTAACTGTTAAGCTATATGTACCAGTACTATTTGCAAGTCCAACCCATCCTCCAGCAACTGCAGTGAATTCCAGAGAAGATGGATTGTAAATGGATGGTTTTATTGTAACATTGTTCAGAAAAGTTAAACTTCCATCAATTCCAAATGTATAAGGACTTGGCCCTCCAGGGCCAACCATAGTTATTACTAGGTCATTATTCAATCCAACAGTTATTTCACCAGTTGTAATACCAATTCTATTAAAGGTTACATCATTGGTGGTATTTAAATCTTGATCAAATACCGAAATATTTGATATTGCTTCATCAACATATCCAGTCGTCGCATATCCAACTAAATTACCAGAAGTTACGATTCCAGTAAATAAATTATTTCCGTCGCCAAGTGTAGAATAAATTTCCGAAAAATTATCATTTATTTTTATGGCACCAGAAAGTAAGGAATCCCCAGTTCCATCATTAGGAGTTATACCGGTATTAATGCCCTGCCTTGCCATGTTATTTGAGACAATTATTTCCTAAAGATTATTTAGGATCTCCCACCCCACTGAATATCAGGATAAGCATCAGAAACATTTTGTTTGGAAATATTATACTTTGTTTGCAATTTCTTATCTTTGACAAGCATAAGAATCTCAGCTTCGAGAGGATGCAATCCCTCAAGAATACTGATGAACATTGTCTCTCTCTTCATGCTGGAAAGACGATCATTACCTCCTTTTACAAAATTGTAAAAATAGGTATACTCTTTGCGAATAGATGTCCTACCTTGATCTTGAGATCCAATAGAATTAGATCCAAGTTCATTCATCATTTGAACGGATCGTTCAATATTATCACTTAAATTTCCAGAACTAACATTCTGTTGACCCACACTTGCATAAGGAACTAAACCTTCGGGAAGCATTGATACAATCGTCTCATCAAAGTTCCAGATTAAAATTGTCTTCAGTGATGGATCAGAATATTTTTGAAGAATCTCTGATTTTTTTGCATTTGATTTTTGTTTTGCAGCAAGTGCAAGAACTTCAAAAGAAAAAGGATTGGAAGGTAGTTCCTCAGAAACCACCTTCGGAATTTGAGTTTGAGTAGCCATAAGAATTATTTCAATTCAGTTGTTACTAGTATTTAGATCAGAGTTTGAATCCAGCAAAAGTATCTTTTTTAACGTCTTGTTTAATTCCACCAACAACATAAGATTCTACTTCTGTTTCTTGTGGGGCTACCTGAAGACCTTTGGAAGAAATCCAGTGTTCTGTCCATGGAAGGGGATTGTTCTTGGCAGGAACATCATAAAGTGGTTTAAGTCCAATCGCTTTCATACGACGATTCGCAATCCACTCAACATAATTGTTGAGGAGTTTATCATTAAGACCAATCATAGACCCATCTTTAAACAAGTATTGAGCCCAGGATTTCTCTTCATTTACACAATTTTCAAAAGCACTCGTTACCCAAGATTCTTCTTCTCTAACAATTTGCTGCATTTCTGCATCATCGCCTTCACGCCACTTGTTGAGGATGTTTTGAGTAATAACAAGATGTTGGTTTTCGTCTCGTGCGATGAGAGAGATAATTTTAGCGGATCCTTCCATAAGTTTGAGTTCACCAAACGCAAACGAGCAAGCGAATGAGACATAGAATCGGATACCTTCGAGAATATTGACATTGGCAATAGCGCGATAAAGTTTTCTTTTTAATTCGATTCGTTCTTCCCTAGAAGAACCTGCACCTTCTTGTGCAAATTTCCATGCAGAAGATGTACCATATTCTTGTGCTGAATTAATAAAGTCATCATAAGCACCAGTAACAGTAGTTGCACGGCTCATAATCTTGTCATCATCAAGAATATGATCAAATACCTCAGAAGGATCTGGATATACATTTTTGATGATATAGGTATAAGAACGTGAGTGAATCATTTCCATAAATCCCCACACTTCCATGCACGCTTCGAGTTCAGGAAGAGAACAGTAAGGAATGAATGCCATACCAGGACCACGACCCTGAACAGAGTCAAGCATGATCTGATACTTCAAGTTAGAAGTGAAGATATGTTTTTGTTCAGGGCGGAGGGATTGGTAATCTCCACGATCTTTTTGGAGAGAGACCTCTTCAGGCCTCCAGAAATATCCTAGTTGTTGTTGAGTCAGTTTATCGAAAATTGGATACTTGTACTGATCATAACGTTGCAAACCTAGTGGTTGTCCAAAAAACATTGGTTGTTTGCGACTATCTACATCTGTGCTGGTATTAAATACCGTCATTCCTTTTACCATTTGTAACTCCTGTTTTTTTACTAGATTTTGCAACTTTCACAATCCTCTTCACTAGAACTCATAATTTCATCAAGTAGTTTATCGAGTTGTTGTTTTGTAGTATCCTCCTTGATTTCATCCGTTTTGTGATCGTATGTATTCTGATAGTAAGAAGTTTTCCAACCATACTTGTACGTTCTAAGAAGATCCTGTGCCATTACAGAAACTGGAACTTCATTGTCTGAATAATTTTCGGGATTATAACTCCAATTACCACTAATAGCCTGATCAAAGAACTTTTGCATTACAGCAACAACATTGATATAACCAGTGTTGTCAGACATATCCCAAAGAAGAGTATAATTGTTCTTGAGGGTATTATACTGCGGAACGATCTGTTTGAGTGGTCCCTTCTTAGATTTCTTAACGGACAGGTATCCTCTAGGTGGTTCGATTCCGTTGGTTGCGTTTGACACAACGGAACTGCTCTCCGATGGCATCTGTGCGGACAGTGTTGAGTGCCTAAGACCGTGTTCCAGGATGGATGTTCTAAGTGATTCCCAATCATAATTGAGTTCGTTAGGTACGATTTCGTCTACGTCTTTCTTATATGTATCGATAGGAAGTAACCCCTCATAATACTTTGTACGATTGAAATCAGTACATGCACCTTTCTCTTTTGCGATTTGGTTTGAAGATTTCAACAAGTAATATTGAAATGCCTCAGTCAAATCATGAACCAAATTCCATGATTCTTGAGAATCATATTTCACACCATGTTTTGATAGATAGTGTGCAAGACCAATATATCCGATTCCAAGAGACCTACGAGCTTTAGTAGCAAGTTCTGCAGCACGAACTGGATATTCTTGATAATCAATAAGTTCTTCAAGACCACGAACTGAGAGATCGCAAAGTTCTTCCATTTCATCTACATTTTTAATCTTACCGACATTAATTGCAGAAAGAATGCAAAGAGCAATTTCTCCAGAAATATCATCAATATGTTGAAGTGGTTCTGTTGGAAGTGTAATTTCTTGGCAGAGATTACTCATCCAAATTTTATCAATGAACGAACTATGTGAATTGCAGTGGTCAATATTCATGATATAAATACGACCTGTTTCTGCACGTTCTTTTAGAATGTCCAGAATGAGTTCTTGAGCTCGGACAGTTTTTCTTGGAATAGAATCATCTCGTTCTGCAGCCACATAGAGATCATCAAACTCAGGAAGCCCAAAAGAATCAGATACCTCTGGAACATCATGAGGTGAGAAGAGGGACATCTCTTCGTCATTGATGAATCTTTCATAGAAAAGTTTTGAGAATTGGATAGAGTAATCTAGTTTACGAACACGATTGTCTTCGGTTCCTTTGTTATTTTTGAGTACAATAATATCTTCTATTTCTTTGTGCCAGATTGGAAAGTGGACAGTAGCACTTCCACCGCGAATCCCGTTTTGTGTACAGCATCGGACAGTTGACTCAAACTTTTTGAGGAAAGGGACAACGCCTGTATGCTGAACTTCTCCACCACGGATTTTACTGTTGATTCCACGGATGCGACCTGCGTTGATACCAATTCCTGCTCTTTGCGCAACATAGCGACCAATTGCCATATCAGAGCTGAAGATGCTATCAAGGGTGTCATCAACATCAACAAGAACGCAACTTGCAAATTGACGAAGTGCGGTTCTAACACCTGCCATGATTGGCGTAGGAATGTTGATTTTATGTTTGGAGATTGCATTGTAGTATCTGCGAACGTAATCTAACCTTATTTCTTTGGGATACTCTGCAAAGATTGTTGAAGCAATCAGCATGTACATGTACTGAGGTGTCTCGTAAAGTTCACCCGTACTGCGATCTTGAACAAGGTATTTATCTACGACTTGACGCAAACCAGCGTAAGTAAATAGAAAATCACGATCGTGATCAATCCAATTATTAATTTTATCCCACTCATCTTGAGAATATTTGTGAGATAAAGTTTTATCGTAAATTCCTCTCAGAGAACCAGAATTGAGGTGATCCAAAATATGAGGGAATCCTTGATTCCAAGATGGCCCAAATACCTGTTTATAAAGTCCAAACAAGAGCAGTCTGGCCGCAACATACTGATAATTAGGAGCCTCAAGATCGATTAGATCGGAAGCAGAACGAATCAGAATCTCCTGAATTTCTGCTGTGGTAATACCATCATAAAATTGGATACCCGATTGCATTTCAACCTGAGATGCGGAAACTCCTGCGAGACCTTCGCAAGCACTCTCCACCATTTTGTGAATTTTGTCTAGGTTCAGGTATTCACTATTTCCGTTTCTTTTTACAACTTTAGTCCCGTTACTCATGTTTTCTTCCAACTAGTAAGTTTTGTTTTAGCTTGTAATCCACTATAGACATTAGATTTTATCACATCCTGAACGTTAAGTCCAGTTAAAATCATGTCGTTAATGTCTTTTTCCTTTATTGTATCAGGCCAAATAACTATTGGAAATTTCCAATCTATCGCCTTTTCCATTCTGTCAACGATTTGTTTATTTCGTTTTTCGTTATCATAAACCATTACAAAATTTGTTTCAAAGTTTGAAACAAAAAACATTTTATCAATGTCAGCACCGACCATTGCAATAGAGTTTTCAATAAACATACTATCAAAAGGGCCTTCTACAATATAAACTGTTTTATTCCAGTCAACCTTATCCAAACCGTAGATCTTGGGGTGGTGGTCATCCAAAATGATTGTAATGTACTTAAGTTTTGATTTTGGATTGAGCGATCTCCCCTGAAACCCGAATATTTCTCCTTTATTCTTTAATGGAATAATGATCCTTGGTTCGTCATTCTCTAAGTTATCAAAAGTATATTTTTGCGTATTAGTCCATTCTTTGAACTTTTCGGCGAAGTAAAGTTCGCCCAGATACTTAGTCGGAATTCTTCGGTTGTCTAAAAATTTTCTTGCGGGGTGTGTTGTATTTAGTTCTGAAATTTTTGGCAGGTCAAAATCTTTTGGAGAAAATACGGGTTTCTCAAACTTAAATTGTTTGGGTTCTGGAGTATTGGATCCCTTACCCGTGGCTCCCGCCTTATACCTCTCAAAGACGTATTGATCATGCAATGCGGGATCAACATCCTTCAGGAAGTTTGTGAAGGTTCTGGAGACGCCACAGTTGTGACATTTGAAATTATGATCGTTCTTCAGTTGATACAGATAGCCCCTAGTTTTATTCTTATGTCTCTGCGAATCACCGCAATAGGGGCAACGAAAGTTATATAATCCTGTCTTCTTTTTTGAAAATTTTTGAAGTTTGACTGAAACTAATCCAATATATTTGGTGTCAATAAGACTCATTTTAAAGGTTGTTGGATCTGTGGTGCTCCATTATAGGGCAATCCGATCATATTGTCAATGAATGGAACGATAAGACCTACAACGAGAATAGCAGCGCCCACAAGTGCAGCTGCTTGCCATTTAAATTTGGATAGTTCGTTTACATTATTTTCAACTGCTTCTATTCTTTTAATGACTGAAGCATGTTCTTTAGAATTAGATTCTTTAACATCTTCAATCATCTTGACGATAAGTTCGTCTGTTTTAATACTTTGTTCAATTCTTTCATCATGTTTAGCGAGAATCATAGCAATCCTATTATTCCCTTCGGAAATTTTGTCTACAGCGTTTTCCAATTTGTCCAACATCTCCCTTGAGAGTGTTTCGTAGATATTCAACTTCGATTCAAGAACATCTAACTTGGAATTGCTAAACATTTTACTTTTTCCTTTTTTTTCTTAGAAGTTTACTATATTCCTTTGGTAATCTTCTCATCATCTTTGATCTACCATCCATAACAGGGTCAAATCCAGCTACAGGCCCTTTAGGATCTGCAGAACCACTAAATCCTCCAGTTCCAGCACTCATAGTTGGTGCATCTTCTTGAAGGTTTCTAATGATATTAATTGCATTTTGGAGAATGTGATCTTTCATATCTGGTTGAGATCTTTTAAACAATTTTCATCCATTGGTATATCATGCAAAGCCGACTTTGGATATTCCGGAAGCCTACCAAGATAAACGACGAATGTTTTAACTACTGGCCACAACTCACGATCGATCTTGAAAAAAAGCAGTGGTGTTGTGGCCTCTCCGAACACATTATAAAGAATAATAAAGTGATTAATAAGTAAATGACACTTTAAAATACCAGTAGTTTGATATCTTTTTAAAAGTCTCTTTATCCACTTAAATCTTTTCATGTCCTCATGGAAATCTTCTTGCGTAACCGCATGAGGATTCTCATAATGTTTGATCGCAAACATTATATAATTATCTTCATTCAATTCATCAAATCTCATAATCTATTAAAAATATCAAGTGGTTGTAACGCCAACAGTAGTTGTAATTCCACTACCACCAGCACCAGTTACTTCAGTAGAAACAAAGATCTTGTCAGAAGCAACAGCGGTTGAAGTATCGGTAATGATACCAGCAATTGTTTGACCAGGAATTACAAGAGTTTGAGCTGCTGCAGGAGTTGTGAACGCAAATCCAACAGTGGTTGCTGCAGTAGTGGTGGTTGCATAAGCAACTAATGTTCCTGCAATGGAAGCAGTTACGTTAAGAGTTGCGGCAAGATTCTTAACATCTACCTTTTCATTATACTGAACATAAACTGTTCCAGTAGAAGATGTTGAATAACCAGTTGCACCAAAGTAAACACGAAGAATGGTTGCATTTCCAAGTCCAACATTAGTAGTTCCTGCACCAGCAAGTCCACCAATTGCACAAAGAACCTCTTCGTTACCATCTGCATGTCTGATTACCCAACCTCTCTCATCAGCAAAACACTCATTGAGATCATTAGCTGGTTTATCGCCTGCGCGTAACCACTTAGGTCTTGATTCGTCTGAAGTAGAATTTCCCCAAAGAGGCATTGGTTTTCTCCAAATATGTTCTATTACTAAAGATATTTATAAAAAAAGGAGAAGTAACATCACTTCTCCTTTGATTTATTTTTACTTGTTACTGCTATCAAAAAATGATGAATAAACTGATATAAAGTATTCTCTTTTATATTTGGATTTCTTCCAATATACTCGGACAAAGCATAAAGTATCGCAAATAATATAGTTAGTCCACTATTTAAAAGTAAACAACTATACCAAGTAATCACTTACAATCTTTAAGAAGAGCAGTTCTTACGAGTTCTACAAGTTTATCATCAACATCGTTGTCGGTTGACTTTGCATACTTTTCAAGAAGATGAACTACAAAGCTTTTGACTTCGCAACTCTTCCAAAACCATCCTACAACTACTTCACCACCTTTAAGTAAAATGTTCCAGTTCATTGTTCTTCCTCCTTATGGAAGTGGTTGTAAGTATTTATATTTTACTCTTTGTCAATAGAGTCGGATTGTATCTCTAAGTGTGCTAACCGAAGTATATAGTAAATTGTCCATGCAGTAAAAGCAAGCCCACAAGAAAGAATAATAAAAACTCCCCAAGGAAACTCATTCATCTCTGTTCAATCCAGTTCAATACTGCAAGTGCTTTTTTGTTAGTATTAGGACTTGCACAAACAAGAGTATAAGTGTCACTAATTGTTCCAATGCCACTTCTACCTAACTGAAGTGCTGCTTTAATATCAAGATCAACTAACGCACCACTACCATTAATTACAAAACCACTCAAAAGATCACTTCCACCAGATACTGCAGTTTGAGTGATATTATACTGCA